CATACTGTTTTTTACCAATTTTTCTTTTATCATTAATTAATGTAATTTCTTTTTCAGGTTTCTTTGTATAATCACCAAAAAATCCCTGACTATTAGTTAATCCTGACATTAATTCATCAAAACCTAAAGCTACAGGAGTTTGTGTACCAACTTCTAATAACTTTTTACCAGTTGATGCACCTTTTGTTACTTGTGGTCCAGGTAACATATATTTTAATGCATTTTCTGCAGCTTTTGGATCCTTAAATAATTTAGCTGTATATTTAAATGGTTTACCTAAATAAGTTTGTGGAACAATAAACTCACCTATTGTTTGTAATCTTTTATCATCTTTATCATTTGTATCTAATGCATCTTGTACATCAAGTACATCAGCCATCATCTCATCAAAATCTTTTTGAGATTCCAACCAAACATTAGGTTTTGATATTTCTTCCAAAAATTTAGTATTTTTTGGATCTTTTATTTTATTATAACCATATTTAAGTAAATTTTCACCTAAACCTAATAAACCTGCACCACTTCCACTAATACCTTTAGCCATACCATATAATGTATTAGCAACTGTTTCTTTTGTAGCATCTTTAGTAGCTTTTAATGCATTAATTTTTTGTTTCTTTTTATAATTTTCATTATTATTTTTAATTTTTATTTGATTATCAAAATCTTTATAAGCTTTTAATACTTTTTCTTCATCAAATTCATTATCAACTTCTTCAGGTTGAACTAAATTTTTTCTTTCTTCTAATTCTTTTGCTAATTTTTCTTTTAATTCATCATACATAGAGTTATAGATTTTTCTATCACCACGAATATTACCATTATTGTTATTTGGTATATCATATAGCTTCATAATATCCAAAACTTTTTTAGCTTGAATATTATTTTTAATTAAATCTTTTATTTTAACTCTATCATTCATATAGAATTACCCCAAAAATTGTAATAATTGCAACGCTTCTTGTTGATTAATATTATTAGAATTATTTGTTAAAATACTTGCAATAAGAGCATTAATTAATTCATCTTTATTAGCATTATAAGAAGAATTATTATAATTTTCTATAGAACCTGTATTAGGTTGATTAGAAAATCTACTAATTATATCACCAAAATCAGATAAAGCATTGGCCGCTGTCATTCTTCCTGCATAAGTTTTATCTGCACCTGCACCTGCTATTCTATTCATCTGATCCATTTCTGCTTTATTTAAATTATTTACCATATCTTGTAAATTATTTTCAATACTTGCTATAGGTTTTATCATACTTGATGCACCAGTAGCTAAATTTGCTCTATTTTGTGCATTAATTCCATTATAATTTAAAGCATTATTATAACTATTTTGAAATTTATTTCTCATAGTATTCATTTTATTATTATTATATGCAGTAGATATTACACCAATGTTACTTCCTTGTTGTAAAGCTTTTCTCATTGCATTAGATTGAGAAGCATTTGCAGAAGCATTATTAGAAAATGCAGTACCAAATAAATTATCATATAATATATCATTAAATGATTTAACTTTATAATCACCCATACTTCTTAATGCAGAATTTGCACCATTAACTGCTTGTTGTGTTGATGGATTTAAATTATAACTCCATCTACCTGAACCATCTGCAGATAAAGTGTTACCAAATGCATCAGTTGAGCCTGCTTGAAACATTCTTAATGCTTGTTGCATTAATTTTAATCTTCTTTTTGCAGCTTTTGATTTTGCTCTACCACCTAATGCACCACCAATACCACCAACAACAGCACCTATTGCAGTACCCCATGGACCAAATGTACTACCTGCAGTAGCACCTTGTGTAGCACCATTCATTGCACCTGAAGAAGTTTCATACATGTAATTACTCCTTAAAACATTCCTTCATTACCTAAACCTAATTGTTGTTCTTTTCTTTTTTGTTCATTAGCAATACCATTTAATAAACCATTTGATTGATTATTAAAAATACCAGATTGAATTTGTGCATTTGTAATTAAATTACCTAAATCAAATGGATCACCTGCACCATAACCACCTTCATCTTGTCCTTTTAGTGCTAATGTTTCAAAACCTGAATTAAATTTATCACCAGAATATCTATCTAAAAATCTAGAATATTCATCATCATCATAAGTGAAGTCATTATTACCTGTCCAATCTCTAGCAAAATAATTTGAGTAATCATTATATGCATTATCAAATTTAGTTTGTAAATTATTTTTAGCAGTATCCCAATTTGAAGCATAATTATCTAAATAACTATCTAAATATCCACCTAAAATGTTATCCCAAGAATTATATTGAGAATTTAAGTTATCTAAACCAATATTATATTGACTATCTGTTAATAATCCTCTCTTATGTGCCGCTTCTAATTTATCTAATGCAGGAGTTTTCTTATTATCTAAAAAATTTTGTACTAAATTAGAAGAATTATCTCTTAAATTATTATACCAAGAGTTATATGTTTCTAAATTATTAAAAGGATTACTAAAACTATTTCTATAATCTCTTAATGATTTCTCTTTAAAATCATTAAATGCATCTTGAGCAGCAGCACCAGGATTCCAATACTTACTTTTAGATTTATAAATACCATTTGTATCTCTTGATCCATATCTGGCCCAATCACTGTCACCATAATTACCAACCCATGCATTAAGTGCATCTAATAATGCATTATTACCTTCTGCATATTTATTTAAATATGGATTTATTTGTCCGTATCTTCCCCAAATTGTACCAGAACTTGCTGTCATATTAAAACTCCTAAAATAAAAAAAAGTGATCAATTATTTATATAATATAAAAAATTAATCACTTGTCAACAACTCATTGAAAGGTATCTATTATGAATAAATATAAAAACTTACACAGAGTAGATAATAATCAAGCACCAAAGTTATTATCTACTCTTATATATAATAATATCAATAATTTAAGCCATGTCAATACATTTTTAAAAGTTATCCACAGCTTATTTCTTTTTATTTTGTTCTTCTCTTTGACGTTTATACCACTCATCAAATGCTTCAGAAATAGCATCATCAATAGTATTTTTAGTATTCTTTGAAATTACTTTTAAAGCAATCAAAACAATTCCACCAAAAAGAGTAGAAATTCCACTAAAAATTACACCATAGTTAATATCACTAATAAAATCAAACATTGTATTTACTCCATTTAAGTTTATACTGTTCTATAGTACCTTTACCAAGATAAGTATTATAATATTTCTTCCAATACTTTGCTTGTTCATCTAATGTAGAAGGTATTTTTTCTTTAAATCTTAAATAAAATACTCTACACATAAATATTTGGTACGGTATATTATAACATAAATTTTCTTCTAATGTCAAGCCTTTTAAATATAGCATATCATGACAATATTTTAATTGTGGTTTATTGTTAATAAAATTATTTATTATATCTTTAACAGTATTAGGTTCAATTTGAAAAATACCACATGCAGGACCATTTAATTGATATAAATATTCACCACAATTACTTTCTACACAAGCAGTTCCTATAAGCATATTAATAATATCTTCATTAATAGTCATATTACATTTATTTAATACAGATTTAATTGCAGTTTTTAATTGATTAATTTTCATTCATCTATCCTTTGTGGCCATAATTGTGTAAATTGTTTTAACATCTGCTCTTATTTCATCAGATTGTAACAATAATATATCTAATTTACCTTCTATTGTTGATATTTTTTGTTCACTTTCTGCCATTCTTTTTTCTAAATCAGTAACTCTTGGATTAATTGTAAGCATTACTGAAATAAAACTACAAACAGTAAATATAACAGTACCAATTATTCCAATTAATTTTAGATATATCATTAATTTTGAAATATCTTTTTTCATTTCTTTTTCTTTCCACAAGGCATTTTATTTCTCCTTTAAATATTAATTTCAAGAATTTTGAATGTTTATATCTTCTAGTTGCCACTGATTGTTTCCGATTTTTATGTAAGTTCCACTCGGATAAATGATACCGCTCTTTTGAAATGATTTATCATCGGAGCCATTTATAAAGGCGTTGCCTACATAAATATCTTTTTCCCCTATAATGTCCGGCATACCTGAACTGTATGTACTGCTACCTACCTGACTCCAAGTAGTATTATCCGTAGAAACAGACATCGTAACACCAGAAGATGTGAAAGATACTCTTAACCAGTATTCTGTATCTAATGAAAGGTCTGAAGAATTAAACGCACAATATCTTGTTCCATTATGTCCTAAACAAAACCAAACTTTGTTACCGCTATCACCAAAAAGTAGTAATATACCTCTGTTCCAAGTATATTCTGAACCTGTTGTACCTCCAGTTAGGTCGTGAAATAACATTACACAATCTGTTTTATTTTCTAAAGTCTTTGGTGTTTTGAAATGAATATATATATCTGCTTGGGAAGTCCACGATGTTGCAGGGATTGAAAAATTAGTTGAGGATTTAATGTAATCAATATTAGTGAAGTTACTAAATCCATAACCATTACCTGTACTTGCAATATAATTAATAAATCCATTAATCGTATATATAGGTGGAAACGCAGTATGTACGGTATGCGTAGGCACAATTACAGTACCGCCAAAATGATTGTCTTGTTTGCTTGTATCAAACTCATAAGCACCATTATAAAAATATACATTATACTCTGTTTCTGTACTTTGGTCTGTTAAACCACTTTTAAGTACTCCTTCAGCAGTTGTTGCCGCACACCCAATGTTTGAATTATAGGAATAAACTGTATCATTATTTACCACAATCTTTGTCTGAGAAAAATCTATATCCTTGTGCCAATATTCATTATTTGAATATCTATTACACCCAAAAATAAATTGTTTGTTTGCAAGAATATTTGAGTTTTTACTCCATTCTTGCGACCAATTAGATAAATCTGGTAAAGAATCAATGTTATAATCGTTATCTTCAAGTATATAACCTGTTAAAGTTGTGCCGTCAAATATCACTCTGTACCAATACCAAGTATTTGCTTGTATTGAAGTAGAGCCATTTGTCCAACTGCCGTCATATAGAGAAAACTTACCATAACCCCCACCTCTCACGGCAAAATATTTCTCAGTTGCATTATCTGCAAACAATACATTGTGATAAGATGTAGCTGTCGGATTATCAGTGTAAGCTTTTATAATAAACTCAAACTGTGTTATTGTAGATGGAAATGTGTCATTAACTAAAACACCTTTATAGTTGTTATTTGAACCTCTATAAAAACCGCTCACAATACCATCAGCTGTCATATTACAACCGATATTTGTCAAAGCAGGACTAAAGATACCTGAAGCAGGCTTGCCAGTTAGGTAAACTTTTCCGACATTACCACCTGAACATTTATAAGAATTATAGTTTACTGTATAATCTTTATATGCACCAGATGGTATCTCAAAATAAGGAGTCAGTTCTGAAATATAGCACCTTACATCTAACCCTGGATATTCGTCACCTTCTGTAGTGATACTATCAATAGCATCAGCTAAATTAGTTAAGTTTTGATTAACTGGTAAAGTACCACCTTTATTAGAAACAACTGTATAACAATCTGCTACTTGCTGTTGTTTTGTTGCTATTGCACTTGCTATACTCATGTTTTACTCCTTATAAAGCATTAATTAATGTTTCAATATCACCACAAGTATCATAAAATAGTTTTGCTGAAGGATATTGAGAATTAGTTGATGTACTATCCACAGATGTTACAAGATTTGATTGTGTTTGGAAAGTAGAATTTATCTGTTCAGCATTGTAAATATAATCTGGTATCGATGTATCATTAGGCCTGTTCATTAGTTTTACAATTACACCACCAGATCCAATTGCATCGTTATTATCAGCTATTGGAAAAGCTGCTACATAAATTCTAAGAGTTGAAGAATCCCAATAAGGATTATTAATAATTTCTGGTGAAAAGAATAATTTTATAGTACGTGAATAAGTTGATTGTCCTAGTCTTAAATCTTTACACATGCCAAACGGTTTAAGATATTTTGCAATACCACTATCAGCTACAACACTTACAACAAACAGATAATGATTTGTATCAGCTTCTTCAAACTTTGATGTAACATCAACATTAACATAGTAATCACTACCAGAAACTTGTACATAATCTACTGTCATCATGTTAAATGTAACAGGTGCAGATCCACCACCATTTATTTCAATATCACCACTGCCTAATAAAGAGTTACCATTAACTGTTTTAATATTTGTACCAGATACTAGTGTGTCTTGTTTAGCTATTAATAATTTATCTATTGTTTTTTGTGGATAAGTATTTGAAGGATAGTCGTTATTTTCCCACCATTCATCTGCTACATCCGATGCTGTTGGTACAAATATTGCAAAATCTCGTGTAAAAGAACTATCAAGAGGTATTACAGTAAATTCAACTCCTGGATTAGATGTATGTAAATCAGTATATAATTGTTGATCAAAATAAATATTTAATCTTCTTCTAGTAGAAGTATTAACAAAATTACCATAAGTATTTAGATATTTCCAAAAATCTTCTCTAGTTGTACTAAATAAAATTAAATATTTTTTACCTGTATAAGGAATATATGAAGATAAATCAATTTGTGCATAATATTTTTGTAAATCTTCATCATATTGCCAAGTCCAACCACCCATATCTTGAATAAATCCTTGTGAAGTGTGTATATCATAATTTGTACCTGTTGGATCTATATATTTTAATGAAGAACCTCTAAGATATGTAGTATAATTTATATTACCAAAATATATTTGAGAATTAGCAATACTAGCTGATAATATAGCAACAGTTGTTGTTGAATTTTCTCTAACAAATAAAGTGTCTGTTATAATTCCAGTAGTTTCTAGTGTACCTGACATAACATCACCAGATTTTTGTACTGAATTATTTATTTTACTTTTTTCTTCAGCAGTAACAAATTTATTTATATGATTTGTATCATCTACTAAATCAGAACTTAATTTATTTTCATTATCTATTTTTTCTTGTAATGTAGGTAATAATTCTGCAATATAACTTAAAATACTATTATCACCATTAATTCTATTATTAATTTCTGCTAATAATTCTGAACTTTTTGCTAAAATATCTGTTTGATATAAACCATTAGTTAATCCATTAATTTCATTATTAAATCCTACTAATTTATCAACAGGAATTAACATAATAAAATCAACAGTTACAGAAGATTGTGTATTATTAAAATTCTCTACTGTAACAAGTCTAGTTTCTTTACTATATGAACAAATACCTGAAATTTTTGTTCTATCTATTTGTTGATTAAAATTAACTATACAATAATAAGATTTATTTTCATTAGTATATGAAGTTAAGTTAATTTGTATCGGTTGATTTGCAGAAAGTGATAAAGTTTGGTTAATTTTAACTATTTTTATACCATTAGTTAAAATATGTTCATCAAAAATTTCATAATATTCTTCATGATTACTATAAAATGTATCAAAATCATCACTATTTGTTGTATGTTCTACAACAATTTTAGCTAATTTTAAATAATATTGTGAATTTTTATCATTAATAAATACAATATCATCAACTTTATAAGTAGTTACATTTTTCCAATCACCAGTAAATCCAACTATTTTATAAATATAGTTAATTACTGCATCTAATGCTTTAAAATTGTAATCAATATAATCATGCCATGTAGCTATATCAAAATAAGGAATAGCTAATTTTAAATTTGGTGTATAATCTTTTACAAAACCAATACCATCTTCATTTGTAATAACTTCACTCATCTTCTTATATTCCCTAATTGATAATAAAGTGTTATACTACTTATATCTAGTTGATACTTACTTGAACCACTTAACCTAAATTTACTTAACTTAAATTTAGATGTCCAAGCAAATAATGTTTCATAATTTGTAATTCTACTTCCACCATAATATTGTTTTCCTGTAAAGTCAATATCTATGTTTTCAGTTTCAACATCTTTTGTAGCATTATTACCATTACCATAGCCATAAGCATCACCACCAACAAAATCAATAGATAATGCAGGATCTAATCTTCTATAATAATTATTATAGTAAATATTATCTATAAACATTTCAAAAGTAAATCTAGCTTTACCACTTGTATTTAATGATAAATATCTTGAATGTTTTGTTGCTGCTCTATTTCCAAAATCTGCCCAAGGAAATTCCCAAACAAAATCAATAGCTTTACCACTCGGTTCTTCATCTGTTGCAGGATAATCAGGATCATCAATAAAATCTGCATAATAAGGATAATCAACATTACCTAATACATACATTTTTAGATTATCAAATAAAATTACTTCATTTAATACTGTTGTACAACCACATCTAAACTTCCAACCAGTAAATTTAGACCATGCACCACCAGATAAAGTGTTCTGTTTTTTATTATTTAATGTATAAGCATAACAAACATAACTATTAAAAAAGTATTCTGTACCTCTTTGTGTTGTATATTCTGTATAATCTGTAGGAATAAATAATAAATATTGACTATCTTTAGGATTATGTATAGCAAAAATGTGTTTTTCTATTAAATATTCATTCAAATTAATGAATTTAGAATAAATTTCTGGATTAATTAAATTACTAATCTTTGTAGGTGTAATAATTGTTTGTAATCCTGTACGACTAAATGCAGGTAAACCACTATAATCTAAACAAGTTATTTCATTTCCAATAGATTTATATGTTCTATTACTAATACAACCATTATCTTCTAATATATCTTCAAAATTAGGTACATGTTTTATAACAGTTTTACCATTTTCTTCTATTGTTTTTGTATTACCAATTTCTGCAAATATAGTAACATCACTAAAACCAACAACTAATCTTTCTCTATATCTAAATAAACCTTTAATTTCTTGATTATTAGTAGAAATAACTTTACCTAAATCAATAAACATTGCATCACTATCTTCAATAGGTTGTTGATCTTCAAAGAAATAAAATACACAATCAGTATTAAATTGAGATATTGCTATTCTATCAGGAAAATAATTATCACCATTTCTAATACATGCACAAATTAAATAATGATTAAAAGCTATTGCATATTTAGCAATAGGAATTAAAGCATTACTACCAGTTGCAGGATCATATAAATAATTACATGGTCTATATCTATTATTACCTTGAATATCAATAACTAAAGGTTTATCTATACCATTCCATAATGTTAATCTACCATTATAAACAGCAAAACATACACTATCTACATTAATTTTGTAACCCCAACCATGAATATCATCTTCTAAATTTAATGTTTTTGCAATAGTTTCATTCCAAATAACTGTAAATGCTTGGCCACTATTATCAATCATAACAACTTCACCTAAATTAGTTACTGCTATGATTTTATCAATATAATATTCACAATTAACGAAATAATCACCATAAACTTTTGTAAATAAATCTACAGTTAAGTATTCACCAATCTCTTTATCTGTACTAATTCCAGGAATTGTTGCAATAATTTTTTCAGTATTAGTATCTTCATCATAAATAATGTCAATATCTGTAACAGTATAATAAGAATTATTATATTTAATTTGTTGTCCTACAATTAAATCAGAATTTTCTTCACCCAATTCAAAACTAATGATACCACTTTCAGCATTATCTAATATAGCTACATTAGTATAACCACCACCTTCATACCAATCCCAACTACTTGAATAAATATAATCTTCATTAACTTTTTTATATGTAACAGAATCAGTACATGTTGTAACATTATTAATTAATTGTTCTGGATCTACAATAATTTCAACTTCTGATGTATCTAATGCAATAAATAAAGCATTTGTATTTGAATCACCTGGCCCTAAAATTGATTGTGCATCTATAGTTCTCATAGCTTTATTAATAACAGTAAAAGTACCATTTAATAAATTAGCATTATATTGTTGTGGTCCAGTTATTCTTACACTATCACCAATTTTAATAGCTGTTGGTAAAGAATAAACAATATTATAATTTAAATCATCTATTTTAGTTATTGTTGGATTTTGAATTACATATCTTGTAGTACCTTCATTAGGATTTTCAAATAAATAAATAACTTGTAAATTTTCAAAAGATGTACTAGGATCTAAAACTGTAAATTTTATTGCAACATTAGATATTGCTGTTACTGTTCCTATAGTTGTTCTAAAATATTCATTACCAATTCTAACTGTCCAACCAACTTTAGGTAAAACTGGTTCATCATATTTTAACCATAAAGCACTTTTTGTTTTATCTTTTGAATAAATTTTTAATTGTTCTTCTTTAGTATTAACATTACTAAAATCACCTAAAAATTTTGTACCATATCTTTTAGATTTAGTACCATTAATATTATTAAATACATTTTCTTCAATAACTGAATATTTTTTATCCATATTAAGATCATTAGTAACTACATTAAGTCCACCATCAAATTCTCTTATTGTTGTAGTTCTTAGATCTTTAAAAGCCATGATTATCTCCATTCATTATTAGGATAATAAGCGTTTTCATCATTATAATTAATAACTTGATCATTATGCATACGCATAATTTGTGATAATCTTTCAGTATATAACTGTTGATATTTTTGTACTTGTAAATCACTATTACCATCATCACAACAATAATCATAACATGTTTTATATACTAAATAATTAGCATCAAATGGTACAATAGTATCAGGATAAAATTTTGTTGGTCTAGTTTTTGCTCTAACATAAATTTTACCTGTACAATTATAAGGAACTATTTGAAAAACTTTATCAGGATTATCTGAATAATGATAATATAATGGATAAGTTGATTGTACTTTATAAGGATTTGTACTATCATGTAATCTTTTTAATGCATATCTTGGATTAATATCAGAAGAAATTGTTTCAATATCATTAAAATCTTTAATTATATCAGAAACATTTTCAGCAACATAACCATTTTCACCAACTAAATTAAATTCATACCATTTTGTATTAAATGACCAAAATCTTTGGTCAATAATATCATCAAAATTACGAATAATTTTATTAGCAATTCTATCTTCTGCATATTTTTGTGTACCAGTACCACGATACATTGATAATTCTGTAATAACTTCTTGAACTAAATCAGTTAATTTTTTAAAATTGCTCATAAAATTACTCCTATTTCGTGGAAGTGTGGTTATGGAGAACTAACAAAGACCATACCACACTTCCTATTTTATAATTAAGAAATTACTGATGGATTACCATACAATCCACCAACTTCTTCATTACTTACTGTAACAATAGAGTTATCAGCAACACAAACAAATGTTAATTCATCACCTTTTGATACACTAGACAAAGCAAGTTTACCACGAGATAAAACTAAACCATTTGTATTAGCTGTCAATACTGGACCAGTTAATGTCGGTGCAGTAATTTTTGCACCATTTTTAACAGCAGACAAAACATTTACTGTCTTAAATGGCGGAAATGCAGAAGCATTAATTTCTTTAATAGTAATAGTACCAGTAGTAAATGTAATCTTTCTAATATATTTGAAAGGATAATCTTGATTTGCTGCTGTAGTTGTTACATTTACAGATAATTTCATTTCTTGACCAAGATAATCATTACCTTCAATAACTACAGTATCAGAAGCAGTACCAACAATACTAAAACCATTACCAAATTCATTAGTTAATACAACTGGAGATTCAAATTCAACAACAGTTGATTCACCACTACCTGCAGTAACTTCAATAAGTTTAGCATCAGTATCAACACCAACATAACCAAACTTATAAACATCATTGCAAATATTTGCAGAAAACTCTGCTTTTGCACAATATTTATTTGTAACAATCGGAAATTCACTCATATCTTTATTCCTTTAAAAATTATTTAAGAATTAATGGAGAATTTTCTGTAACAATATTTTCAGTTTCTTCTGTAATTGTAGTAGTTTCTTGTGTTTCAGTTTGAGTTAAATCATCATCTTCATCATCTTCTACACTTTTTACAACATTATCAGATGCATTAATGCCTAATTCTTTTAATGCTTTTCTATCTACAACAATAGAATTACCATTATTCATAGTTACTAAAAAATTATCAGTAGATTTAACTTTTTTAGTATATCTATTTCCTTTTTTATCAAAAGAAATAACTTCTTTTTCAAAATCAGGATAAGGTTTTACTGATAAAATATTTTTTGACATATTAATTCTCCATTAGTTTAAATTAGTTTTTAACAACACATTGTGTTCTGTTAGCTTTCCACAAACACATCTGACCTTGCCATACAATTCTACGACCAACAGCATCCATTGTCCATGGTGCAGAAAGTTCTTTAACTTTCATATTAACATGTTTCAATACATGCATCTTCAGATAAGTTGAGTTAATGAAATAAGCTTTATCAGCAGGACAATCTTCATCATAAATCATTGTAATGCCACCAAAACTTACACCATCAAAACCTAAATCATACATTTTCTTTGCAGAATAAGTACCATCAGCAAGAATTGAAATTTTATCACGAACTGCTTTACGATACATTTTATAAATATTACGACCACAAAGAATAAGATCAGGTTTTTCATTCTTACCTTGCTTCATATCAAGAAGAACATCATCAAATTCTTCTTCAATATTAGAAGAAGTTAAAGAACCTGCATAATCTTTTGCCATTGTTCTCCATTGTGGTTCAGTTGCTCTATCAATTCCACCAAGAACACCAACATTCGGATTATCAGGAATCATAAGTGCAAGACCATTCGGATCTTTACCAATACCTGCACCATAAAGATAATTTTGGAATTTTTCTTTAATTGATTCTTCCAAAGTTTGCATTTTACCTTTAAGAACTTTAAAGATTTCAGTTTCACCTTGGTTTTCATCAACTTCTTGATCAGAAATAATAACTGAACCTGCAACTCTGGCCCAACCATAACGAACTGTACTAAATTCATTAGTTTGTGCAACAGGAAGCTGATCATAATATGCATAAGAAGTTACATTCGGATTTCTTCCCATAATTAATGGATTAGAAATTTCACGACCACCATCTTCATATTCAACTTTACCAGAAGCCATTGCATAAGCATAAAATGCATTAGCTTTAACTGCAGCAAACATCAACTTTTTACGAGATTTCTCCAAAGTTGCATGCAATATTGTTTCAATAACAGGACTACCCATTTTAATACTCCATAAAATTAATTACTTTTTAACAGATTTCATTGCATCTCTAATAATATTATCAAAACTATCATTAGCTCTTGCAATAGGTGTTTGAATATTTGCAGTTTTTATATTCTGATTTACATTAATACCATTAAATGTATTTCGTTGTTGTTGTTTTTGTTTAAGTATCTCCGCTAATGGGGTATTAAAATCATAACCATTCTCTAAATAATAATTCTTTAGTCTATAATAAATGGCATCTAAAGGTTCATTACCACCACTCTTTTTAAACATATAAGCAAGTTCATTAACATGATTTTGAGCATCAGGATATTTACTTATAAAATTATTATAAATATTCTTTGCTCTCATTCTTGCTTGAATTTGCCTTTGTTCATTCTCTCTTTGTTGTAAAAGAGGTTGTAATTTTTGATCAAGCATCTGATTAATAGCTGACATATTAATTTTTGACTTATCTTCATCACTAATATCATCAATACCATAACTTTTTGCTTGTGTCAATAGGAAATTAATAGTATCTTTAGGAGATTTTTTCCATTGTCTTATTAATTCTAAACCAAGATTAATATCTTCTGTGGATAAGTCACCCATTTGTAATGATTTAAATGTTTCATTATAAGCATTTATACGATTTGCCATCTCATCATATTCTTGCTTAATTCTTGGTAAAATATTTTGATTAAAGTTATCCCTATCTTTCTTTAATCTAACATTTTCTTCATAAAAACGTCTTTCTGCACCTGCTTTAGCAATAATATTACCATCTTTATCTAATAAATCTTGGGAATTATTATTTCCTTTTGATTTATTTGTTTGTTGTTCATTATTTTGTTTAATATTATTGACTTCTTTATCAATTTTATCAGTTTTTTGTTCCTTTGTTTCTTTTTCTGATTTAATAAGGTCATCAAGTGTTTCAAGTTTTTCATCTTCATCACCATTATTAGTAATATTATCATTATTTGTATCAGCATTATCTTGATTTGTATCAATAACAGAATCAAATTCTTGATCTATATTATCAAATTCATTAGAATTTTGCATAAGTGTTCTCCATTTCACTAAAATATTAGGTTAATCAAAACTGATTTACATTTTGTTGCATATTAGCTTCTTGAATATTCTTATTAGCTTCAGAAGTATTCTTTAATGCTTCAGCAGATTGTAATTCAGCTTGTTGTTGTTCTTGCATTTGTTGCATTTGTAATTGTTGGAGTATAGCATTTTTAATAGTTTCTATATCTTCTTCACTAACTACATTATCATCAAATGCTTTTTGTAAAATTTGTAACATAATTATAACTGTATAAGGTGAAGCAGAAGCAAATTGACCTAAAATTTGTGACATTTGCAAAGCTTGTTGTTTTTTAACATCACTTGTAGGTTTAATTGTCGTTCCACCAACACATTGTAAAGAATAAACATTAGTAATTTGATTAGCATCTAATGTTTCCCAAAATTGTACATTATTTTCACCAATAATTTTACCAACATCTTCTTTATTCATATTCATTAAGCATAATTGAGCAATACTCCAACCAATTCTGCCTAACCAAACTTCAATAGCATCTCTTTTATCATCAATTTTAGCAGATTTACCTGCCATATATGTTTGAATTGCTAAATTAGTTGTATTAGTTTTATATTCACCACTTCTATTTGTAGCATCTGTACCACTAATCATATCAATTACTCTTAATAAATCTTGTTTATCATAAAGTAATTGATTTTTATCATAAGGAACAGAACCACTAAATAAAATATCTTCAAATTTTTTATTCGGTGGTAAATTAATTGATACAATATTTTTACCACCATTAGCCCATTTCATAATATCTTTAATATCTGCACCACTATTACTATCAAATAAATAATGATTAAATCCAAATCTACGCATTTTTTGTAATTGTGAATTAATCATATTAATAGTATTTTGTTGATCTAAGTAATAACTTACTTCACCTTTACATAATGTTGCAGTTGGATTTTCATGAAAGTTTAATATATAATAAGGATAAAATTCTTCTAATTCATAAGGATCATTCCATACCCAAATAGGATAACTCCAATCATTATTACTATATAAATATACTCTACGTTTTACTTTATCCCATACCCAAAAACATTCAGTTAAACAACTTCTTTTATATTGTTCAGCATTTTCATAACCATAACTTTGATAATTAGTTTCATCAACATTATTTAATGATAAAGGATCTTCATCTTCAATAATACTATCATCAATACCTTTATTATTAACAGGTAAAACTTTTCCTGGTGCATAAATACTTTCAGTTTCATCATTATCTTCATTAGTTTTACCAAATTTAGCTTTAAGATATTCTGTTGGTATCCATTCTCTTTCCATAATCCAATTAGCATCAGTACCATCTTGATCTTCTGCATTAGGATCAATAAATAAATCATAAGGTCTAACACATTTAATAAAAGGACCACTAGGTGTTGCAAAATCTACAACATTTTCTAATGCTTGTAACTGTCCTTCTAATTCTTTAATCTCATTAATATCTTTAGCTTCTTGTAATTTATTAGCAATATTAGAAATTTCTCTTAAAGCTTCATCACTATCACTACCTTTAAAAGTATAACCAACTTTAATAATACCTCTATTAGTTAAACTACAATTAAGTATTGCTTTTCTTGCTTTATTTTTAAGATTTAAACCTGGTGCAACTCTTTTAACAAATAAAGCATTTACTAATCTTTCCAAAGTTGTACATTGTTTTTGACTACTTTCATCATTAATTTTATTAGTAGTAATTTCAACTCTAGGATCTTGTGAATATAAAATAGGAATAAGTCCAGTATTATTTGCCCAAATAAGATTTTCTGAATTTTCTTTATTATTTTTTAGTTTATCTGATTTAAAATCTAAAGTACCATCATCTTTAATTATAATATGATCAGCATTAAAGTATTGATATGTTAAATCCCAAGCATCTGTAACATCTTTCATTACAGTATATGCTTGATTTTTACGAGTTTTCCACAATTTACCTTCAGCTTTACTAACAGGTATCTTACTATCACCATACATTTTATAAATAGGTGTATATTCATCAGAAGATTGTTCTTCTATACCAAGAGTTTCATTTAATTGTTCATTAATATATTCAGGTATTTCATTATTCGTATTCTGTGTCGTCATCTATTTCACTCCATGTTGTAGGTATTGAAGATTTTTTCTTATTTTGTATAATTACTTTAGATATATCTGGTCTAAATGTCAACATATATTTCAAAGTATCCATAGCATGATCATCTTTATCAACAGGTTTATCTTGATATTCATCTTTATTTGATTTACTCCAGTAATAATTACTAATTTCATTTTCAAAGAATTCTAATTTATCACTAACATATAAATAAGGTGAATTATATTCTTTAGTGAATGGATTTTGATGCATTTTATTAACACTTAAATATCCAGTAACTTTAGCTATACCACTTAATATATCATTTTGTGCAGGTATCATTCTTAAATTATAATTACTAAAAAATTCTTCAGCTAATGAAATATTTTTCATTTTATCTATAATAGTTCTTTTAAATATAGCAGGATCAGCTAAAATATCTAAACCAAAAACACCCCATTTCATTCTAATTTGATTAATAGCTGTAGCAATTTGTTCAGTTGTTTTCTCTTTTTCATAATATCCATCTAATAAAATTATATTACCATAAGGATCAACAAAACCTAACATATAACAACTTGGAACAGCTAAACCATAGTCAAATCCTTCTAAAATTGTTAATTGATATTTATCTTTTAATTCATTATAATAATTTTCTACCCATTTATGAGGTATCATATTTCTTGCAACATCAAATTCAGGATAAACTAATCCTTCATAACCTGCCCACTTACCATTAAGAAATCTATCTTTCATCTGACCTTTATAAGTCATTTCAAGTGTTTCAATAAAATCTTCAGGAATGTTATCTTTATTTTCATAAGTAGAACCTTCCACAACTTCCATTAATAATTCTTTTTTATTATAGTTATACACAAGATCTTCTGTAATTTTTCCTGTTCTTTTAAATAGTTGGTAAGGTGCAATTAATTTTTTATATACCCAATTTCTTGTTGGATTACATGCAAGAAATAACCATCTTGGTCCAGTTTTAGGCATAGTTGGATCATCACCTGTATATTTAGTAGAACCTCTTAATCTTCCTAATAAGTCAGTAAAATCTTTATAAACAATTCCTGGATCTTCAACTTGGTCAACTAAAACCCAATCAAATGTTGCAGATAATACATTAGATGTTGTATCACTACCACTACCTTGTTGTACTAAATAGCTAAATACACATGTTGAACCATTAATTAATGTTAATACTCTTTCTTGTTTATTAAAAGATTTAATCCATGATTTAGGTAGCCACTTAAAAAATTCTTTCATTGTAGTTGTAGTAACTTTAGGTAAAGTTTCTCTTAATACTGCACCATGACTTCCTGGATAATCTTTCATTAATTGAATTGCTTTAACACATGTGCAAGAAGTTTTACCATTACCAAAACCACCACCATAAAATTGAATTTTAGTTCTTAATTTCATAAATCTATCTTGTAAACTTCCATCAATAATTCTAAATTCATTACCACTTGCCATGTTTATCTCCAGAATTAATAGCTAATTCATGAATTAACCATATTATTGTAAAAATTAAACATAAATAAATCATTTTATTTCTTCAAATTCAACATCTTTAATATTATTTAATGCCTTTTCATCTTTAGTTATATGAACAATTCTTAATTCACCATCCATTTTATTAATATGTTCAACAACATCAATAGGTCTGTGTCCACCTCTATCTAAAATATCTTGTGCAGCCATTAATGCATATTTAGGTGAAGCATTTTCCATAATTTCTACAACTTTTGTAGCAGCTTTCTTTGTTTGTTGTTGAACAAAATCTCTAACATTATCTTGATCTTTCTCTAAAATAGCTTTTGTAACTTTATTCATCATATCTGAAAAAGCAGGTAACATAATTATATTATTAATTTGTTCTAATGGTAATTTAGTAATAATACTAATATCATTATTACTTAATCCAAACAAATAATAAGATAATACAACAGAAATTGTATTCATTTTACCATCTTGTAATGGTAATTCATCAATTTTATGTCGTACTCTTGCTTCTTCTTCTTGTAATTGTGTATTTGTTTTAATTTTAACTAAATTTTGTTTATTTATTGGTTCAATCTTTTTACAAAGTTTACCATTACCTAATGTAACTTCCATTTTAGTTCTCCTTTGTAATAAATATAGCATAAATATTTTATTTGTAAATAAAAAAATGCAGTAATTAATATTTTATATTATTACTGCATCATGCCCTTAATAAGGAGGAGGAGAATTTGATAATTAATTCAATGAAATAACATAATTAATTATTATTTATATAATATAATAAAAATATATGATGTCAACAGTTATTTTAAAGTTATCCACAACTTATTTTCCATACAAGCGTCAGCGTCACCATCATCCATTTTTACTAATTTTTACAAATTTTCATTAATTTTTACCTATATTTACTTATTTTTATTATTTTTATCATAATTATTTATAATTAATACTCAATTATAATTAAAATATGTTAATTAATTTAACATAAATAATAATTATGTTAAATTTATCCTCAATTTTTTACATATTTATATAATTAAATAATAAAAACAATAATTTATTAAAAAATTTAATTAAGTTAGTATTTTTCATAAAAATCTGTGAAGATAATCACAACATTATGTTTTTATGCTATATATACCCATACCTTTTTGTAATATAGGGGGGATAGTCACTAAAAATTTGCTTATATATTTATATGTATAAAATAACAAAGATATTACCATAAATTAACAGAGTAATTGCAGAGATATTTACTAAAATATTGCTTATTTATTTAAATATATAATATTAATTAATATTAATTATTAAATAACAGAGTAGTTACAGAATATTAAATAAAAATTTATCACTTTTTAATAAAAAGTAATACAAAAACATAAATTTATTTTAAATTGTTACAATTTAAGTATTTTATTTTGATAAAATGCATAAAAGCGTAACATAATCATCAAATAGTCTTAAAAATTCAAAAATCAATTAAAATATTGATTTAATTATTTATTTTATTTTTACATAATTTTTTATATTTAATAAATATATAAAAATTTGTGTAAATTTATTCATGTTTTGGAGGTAATATGTGTAAAAATAGAACAATTCATAAAATTTTTGATTTAATTATAAATAATAAGCTTTTACTTAAATCATATAAATTAGATAGTGATGAATTTGATTCATGTAATGATAAAATTAGCATGTATTATAAAAAATTACATAAAATACTAAATCTTTCTTATAAACAAATAGATAGAATTATTGTGAATATACTTAAAAGAATTTAATTTTCATTAACTTGCGAGAAAATTAAATTCTCATGTTTTAACTTTAGCTAAAGGAGTAATAAAATGGCTAGAAAAAATACATTTGATAAAAAAGCTTATGAAGAAGTTGAAGAAAGTCTTGGTCATGACAAAACTAAAGACATCTATTCTGCAGTAGATAGTTTAATAGGTGCATTAGAAGATTTAATGACTTATTCAGATAATCCTTCTGGAACAGCTTTTGTAGTTAAAGGTTTTGTTATGAACCTTTATTGGGCAAAACACAGAATAGATAGACTTCGTCAACAAATTGGAGAAGCTAAACTTAAAAATGATATTGGTGCAATGCGTTCTATTGAACGTCAATTACCTTATATCACACTAAATAAAGCTATTGACATGTATTGGGATGCAATAGCTAAATCTTGGGATAGATTTCTTGAAGATAATAATTTATCTTCACCAGACTTCCCATTAAGTGAAGAAATTGCTAGAGATGCTATGAACTATACAGCAGAAAACAATGCTAAAAAAGTTGATGAACTAGCAAAAACTTGTTTATTTAGTTTAGATAATAAAATCTAACTAAATACTTATACTTTAGAATTATACTTTCTCATGTAAAAATGAAGAAAGTATAATTCTTTCTTTTTATTTAATTTAATTTAATTTAAGGAGTTACGAACATGAAAAAGTTATTCACAGTTATCACTTGTTTATTAGTTTTGTTTTCTTATGTAGCAAATGCAGCTACTTTAGATGATAAAATAAATAAGATTAATGCATCTTATGAAAAACGTATCACTAGAATTGATACTATGAAAAGAGCATCTGAACCAAAGAAAGCAATGTTGAAGAAACATGCACAACAAACAAGAGATTTAAGAATTGCTCAAGCAAAAGATTTAGATAGCTTAAAACCAGTTAAGGTTACTAAAAAATCTAAATAATATATTACATACAAAGGGATAGATAAAATTTCTATCCCTTATTTTTATTTTAAATTTTATTTTGGGAGATAATAAAATTGTTACAAACAACATTTTACAGGAGAGGGGAAAATGTTGTTAATATGCTTAATAATTTATTAGTTACTAAAAAGCAAATAAACAGAAAACCGCAAGGAGAATTTACCAAAAATCTGATACGCGGTGATAATGTTTTAAGTTTTTGGAAGAAGGTGATTGTGTTTAATGAATACCATAAAATTAGAGATGCTTAACAACATTCCTATCACTCTGATTAACGGTGATACATTAATCTGGATCACCCATAGTAAAGATTATAAATATGGTTGGTATTATAAAATTCATAATAATAAGTTATTTTTAGTTTATGATACAGAAATAACTTATGAAGAACACTTAATTAAAAATTTTGGAGATAATAATGACAAAAGATAATAAAAACTGTGAATTAACTGTTAAACAATGTTTAATTGAATTATTATGTACACATGAACCTTTTGAAAATGAGATAATTGACTACACAATTAATACATTAGTTAATTATCTTATTCATATTTGTAAATATTCTCCTAAAGATGTTATGAATTATGCAGAAAGTTCATGTAAAAAATTAGGTAAAGAAATTAAGTTACATCTATTAAGTGAAGATGAATTTAATGATGTAGTAGATACTATACAAAATAAACCAAAATTGTTAAACTGAAAGGACTAAATATGTCAAAAGCACCAGAAATTAATAAACTTTGTAAAGAGTTTGAAGAATTGTATGTAAATTTTGCAACAATTCATGCAAAAATTAAAACAAGAGAAAATCAAATATTTGATTATGTAAAAAAGAATGGACCAATTACTGAAAATGGCCATTATTATTACATAAGACGTGAATATACTTATAAATCATTTGATGTTTATCGCTTTAAGAAAGAACAACCTGATTTATATGCTAAATATTTAAGAAACATTGAAGTACAACCAAAGTTATTTAGGAGATTAGTAAATGTTAAATGATTTAATTTATGGAGATATTATTAATAATGCAGAAGCAATTAATAATTGTTTGTATAATAACAATATTAGTGAAGAAATACAAATATTTGTTAGAATTAAATTAACACAAATTATTACTGCTCATGAAACATTAGTTAAATTTAATAATGTTCCATTAAATAGAGAGTATAAAGTAGAAAAAAGAGTAGAAAAATTTAAAAAACATCGTAAATTCTTAACAAATGATGACAAAAATAATATATATAAAGATTATTTAAGTGGTATGAAACGTGTAGATATTGCTAAAAAATATAATTTTTCAGAAAGCACTATTTATAATGTTATTTTTGGAATGAAAAGTTTATTAAAGGATAAAAAAGATGATTGATTTTAAACAAGCTGAATTAATTGTAGATAAAATAACTGATTATTATAATTCTATAAAACCAGATAATAGTTATCATACAATGACAGAAACATTAGCAAAGTTTAAAATTACATCTAGTACATTTAATAAATTAAAATATAAATATCCAGATAAGTTTTTATCCCATAAAAATAATAAGCATTATATTAAATTAACTTATGAATTATTAACAAAAGAACAAATAAATAATATTTTATATGATTATGATGCAACAGAAAATGGTAAAAAATGTTTTACAAATAAATTTATTTGTGAACATTATAATATAAGTATAGCTACTTTATATAAACTACTTAAATTAAGGAGAAAGAAATGAAATACTATGTAAAACTCAAACAAAATATTAGTGATATGGATCAAGTTAAAATATCTATTGATTATAGTCTTGGTGGTTATAATAATATGACAGGACAATTTAATCATAGAGGATATTATTTACATTTTACACCAGTAAAAGTAAATCAATTTGATAATTATTCTTCAGAAATGACACAACTGTTTCATCCAAAATCATATAAAATGTGTATTTGTTTAGTAAATAGAAGATCACAGAAGAAACAAGATGAATTAGAAGCTATCTTAAAAGATAATTATAGAAAAATGGCTGAATTATATGAAGAAGATGATAAAAAATTATATCAATTTGTTCAACTTTTATATTTAGGTGATGAAAATGATAAAAAATCGTGACATTATTTTAGAAAATATGAAGAAAAAAGTAAAAGCTTCACAAAAATTATTACAAACTTATCGTAATTATGGTCATACTATTAATGCATTAAAGTATATTATTGCATATAATAGTTATAAATCTGATAAAGATTTATTAGAATTAATTAAATCTAGATTATTGAAAGGAAATTAAGATGACACCAAAGTTTATTAATATTAATTTTTACAAAGATAATACATTACATGAATTAAATACATCAAAATATTATACTTATAAAAATGAGTATGGTTTAAAATTAAAAGAAGGTGATGATGTTGTTGTACCAGTAAATATTAGAACAGAGTTTATGAGATATAGTATTGGTAAAGTTATTAAAGTTTTTGGTCCAAAAGAATATTCTAAATATACTTGTTGTCCTGAAAGTGTTTTATCACCTGTTACAGCAAAAGTAAATATATCACATGTATATGATACTAAAGCTAAAAAAGAAAGAGCAATAGCATTAAAAGAAGAAATAGATAGACAATTTAAGAAAAAATCTAAAATGGCTATGTTAAAACAAATGGCAGAAAATGATCCTGAATTGTCTAAAATGTATGAAGAATTAGAACAATTATCTAATGAAATAGATATTGAAGATATTTAAGGAGAATAACATGTATCAAAGGCCACAAGTAAGAGCAGTTAATACAATATTAAAAGATTATTGTATTAATAGAAAAAGTATATGTAATTGTTTTTTATCTACAGATAAAGTTTTTGGTACAGAAACAATATTATACATTAAAAATCTTAATTATCTTGATATAATTCAATATATTTTAAGTAAAGAAAATATAATAATGTTATCTAGAGAAATACCAAATAAAAATAATTATTATTCTTTATATTATGATAAAATTAGTAGGCCTGGATATAAGAAAACACAAAATTGTTTATGGGATGAATATTTTTGTGAGATTGGTAAATGTTATAGAAATCATGTATCTAATATTTTGGATACAGATAATTTAATTCCTGGATACTTCTTTATGGAAGAAAAGAATTGTTTAGATGTTTATATTCCAAAGAGATTTGCTAAATGTGGATTTATAGAAAAAACTGTGGATATTTTAGCATTAAATGGTTATACTATAAATGTTACTGAAACAGTATTTGATAATAATACTTATGTAGTAATAAGATTATTTAAATTTTATTTAAGAAGGAGAACTAAAGATGACAAACGAAGAACTCATCAAAGAATTACAACGTCATGATCCAAGAGCAGAAGTAAGATTTGAAGATTATGATAAAAATCAAAATTTTAGAATTGATAAGGTAGATTATCAAGATGGTGATGTTGTTATCATAGGAGATGAAGATGAGTAGAGAGTTTGCAGTAAAAAAATTTACTAAAAACAAAGCACTCACCACAAAAGAAATGATAAAATTTTTGTTACCATTTGAACCAACACAAAAAATTATTATTGATGATAATGAAAACAATAAATCTTATCAAGTTAATCAAATATATACTGATGTTGATGGTAATATTTGTATAGAAATTGGTAAAGAAATTTATAGAGGATAAAATTAATTAGCTAATAATAAAATATAAGCAATTACAATAGCTTGTAATAAAATACAGGAGATAAATAAATGCAAGATAGATTTAAGTTTAGAGTTTGGGATATAGAGCGTAAGTGTTTCTTCAATGATGATGAAGTGGTTATATATCCAAATGGAGAAGATAGTTATTTTAATGCAGATTATGATTTTACCGAAAGTGTTGTTGAGCAATGCACAGGCTTAAAGGATAAGAACGGCAAACTCATTTATGAGGGCGATATTATACTTGTTGATGATGATAAATGCCCTGTTGAATGGGATTCTGAAAACGCAAGATATAATGTAGTTGGATATGGTGAAATAGCTTATCTTAATTATAAAGATATTGAAATTATTGGCAACATTCACAAGAATACTGATTTGTTAGGAGAAGAATAATGCACTCCGTTATAGAAAAAACTAAAAAAGGATTTACAATATCATTTCAAACAAGAGGTGTAGATATGAAAACAGCAACTAAAATTTGGAATGATTTAAATCCTACTAAATTAAAAGAACTTACAGCCTTAACAGGAAATAATTTTTTAATTTGGAAAGAAGGTTATTGCGCCGAGATACATAAAACCGATTGGGGTAATTATACAATTTGGTGTGGAAAAACTTATAAAGATAAGGAGAAAAATAAATGACTAGAGAAGAATTAATTGAAAATGTTAAAAAATGTATTTTGAATGATAGACAAAATACTTATGGTAAACCTGAAGATAATTTTCAAAGAATTGCTGATTTTTGGAATATTTATTTACATAACGGAGATGCAGTTATTACTAAAAATGATGTAGCAGTAATGATGTCATTATTAAAAGTTGCACGAATTATGTCATCACCAAAACATATTGATAATTATATTGATGGTGCAGGTTATTTAACTATAGCAGGGAGTTTTATTGATGACACTTCAAGTAAATAATAATCATTATATACTATTTATTAAAAATACTACAAATAATAGTGTTGTTAGTATGGTTTATAATACAAAAGAGCAATATGAAGAAGCACTTTCTGATTATAAAAAGACACATATTAACGAAAGTTATATAGCTAAAGTTATATATGGTGAAATAATTAAATCTGAATATAATATAAAGGAGAATAACAATGAATGATAAAAGTCATGTAGGCATGTATAATTGTCCTAAATGTGGAGAACCTATTGGTATTTTATTAGATAAATATTTAAGAAATACATTAGAAAGAAATAATGTTATTGGGCCAGAACTTTGTGAAAAATGTGTAAAAGAATTACAAGATAATAATCAATTATTGATGTATGAAGCAGATCTTAATGATAAAGGTATGCCAAAAATGACAGGTAGATATGTTATTATTAATGATGCTATTATTGAAAATGAAAAGAATGAAAACAAAAAGAAATTTATGCAAGAAAAGAGATTTGCTTTTTGTGATCATGAAGTATATGAACTAATTGTTAAAAAAGGAAAAGAAAATGGTGGATCTAACTAAAGATTTAGAAGGATATTATGGTACAGTAGCTTATCATGTTATGCCTATTGATAAACAATATGCATTTACTGATGGTGTTTATGCATTAAAAGAATTAATAGGTAATAATATTTTTATACAAGTATTTAATTGTTTAAAAAGTTATTGGAATTTTCAACATCCTGCAATTTATCCTACATTAGAAGTAATTAATGGTGAATATCATTTATTATTTAAGGATGATGAAACAGGAGAAGTTGTAAGAGATCAATATATTGCTAAAGCACCAAAAGATACTACAGGCAAAGTAACATTTGAATGTATGCATTTTGTTTGGGGTTTAATTTCTGAACACTAATTTTAATAGGAGAACTAATATGGCTAAAAATAAGCTTAATAAAAGTGATAGAGAAGAATTATCTAATATCATTGCTAAAATTATCTATAAAAAAGAAAAAATAGATAAAAAATTTGAAGATTTATATGAAGCACAAAATATATTTTTCAAAAATTTTAAAGAATTTTATTATAAACATTTTAATATAACAGATGATATTGAAAAGTTTGGATTAAATTATAATTTTAATGATAATTTATCTGTTAGTTGTTATAAAAGTAAAGCAAACTACTATAATAATACATGTTTTCAAATATTTAATCCATATAATAGCGATAGATATGCTAATGTTTATTCATCAGATACAATGAGATTTCAACCACAATTAATTTTTTATAGTCATTTATCTTATCTTAATATTGAAATAGAAGCAGATAATGAAGAATTAATTTCAAAACCATTATATCAATATGCAGAAGAAATGTATAAAAATTATGTATATAATGCATGTTGTGTATTAGAAGAAGCATCTACAAAAGCAAAAGAAGCTTATGATAACTTTAATGGTATTTTAGAATTATGTGCTTATGACACAGATGTTCTAGAATATATAGATACAATGGAAATTCAAGAATACTTCCACAAAAGATTTAACAAAAAGTTATCCACAGAGTTATGCACACTTAACAAAGATAAGATAGATTTTATTAAAAATTATCTAAAAAGTGTTGACAACCAATAAATAAAGTAATACAATTAGACATCATTTAAGGAGAACTAACAATGCAAGGCGATACACCTATACATAGAAAAACTTTTCTTGAAATGTCTGATGATGAGCAAATTGTCTTTATTGAAAATCTACAAAAAAGACGATTAGAGCCAGTTAATACTTATTTAGAAATTAAAGAAGCTAAAAGAAAAGCTAATCTAGAAAAACTTAATGCTAAATTAGATAAAAAATTAGCAGCTTTTGAAAAATGTAATGCTCAATGTGAAAAATATTTACAACAATTAGCAGAAAGAGCTAATGAGTTGCGAATGATTAAACTTGAAATTGATATGAGTTAGGAGTTAATATGTTAAAAGGAAGTGAAGTAGCTTTTAAGTTAAAAGATGTTGATTGTCATCCTAAATTAAAAGAAATTATTGTTGAACAACAACAAGAAATATACTTTTTACGAAATCAATTAACAGAATTAGCTTCTATGTTTAATATGATGGTTGATGAAATGACTAAAATTACACATGGTGTTAATAATTTAGGATTAGAATTTCAAAAACAATCTAAAGGTGTTGCTAAAGCATTAAAACATGATGAGGATAATGAAAATTGAATGAAATAATTTATATGTATTTACTTTGTAATGTCATAATTACAGGATTTATGTATGATGATGTTATGAATTTAAGTGGTTATACACAAAAAAGAAAATTACTTGGTATATTAACTTTAGTAGTTTTTGGATTACTTTTACTTATTTATGCCCTAGTAGAAAGATTTATAGAAGAATGGAGAGAATATGATGATTAATGACATTTTATCAATTAATATAGATAAATATTCTGGGCCAGAAGATGATAGAGGTGTAGATTTTTCTATATTAAATAGTGTATCTACATGCCCTTTTTATGGAATTGTTAGACACATCCTTAATAAGAATTTTGTAGTAAATGAAAGAAACATGGCCCTAGAATGTGGTGATTTATGTCATAAATGTTTTGCTACATATAGAGCATTAAGTATTTATTATAGAGGTATTAATGAAAATAAAGAAAAATTAAAATTAATTGGTGTTCATCAATTACAAAGATTTTTCTTGGAAGCAATACCTGATATTACAGAAGAACAAGCTAATGATTTTATTTTAGATTGTTTTGAAAGAACTGAAGAATTTACTACAATGTTAGCAAAATATACAGTTTTTAGTGATTTTATTATTGATAATAGTGGATATTATGATGATCCTGAAGATAAAAAGAGAACAATATCTAATATTAAAGATAGTTTAACTCATTATTGTAGTAACTTTTTGAATTTAGTTGAGGATGAACCTGTTTGGATAGAAAATGAAGAAGATATTAATACTAAAGTTGGAATTGAAATTCCTTTTGATGTATATATTAAAATAAAATACTCAACTGAAATTGAAAAACCTACACAAATTAAAGAAAAATTAATTCATTTTATTGGAAAACTTGATGGTATTCATTATAGAATTAATGATAATAATTCATTAATTATTCATGAAAATAAAACTGCAAGTAGATTAGATGATAGTTGGTTAGGTCAATGGTATAAATCACATCAGATAACAGGTTATTGTTTAGTAGCTAATTATTTTACTAAACAAGAATGTTTACAAGCTAGAATATTAGGTATGCAAATTCCTGCACCAAAAACAACTGGATATGCTTTCAGAATGGAAAGAGTTGATAGAGAAACATTTAATTATTCAGATTGGGCAAGATGGGTTATTGAAACTACAGATATAATTGATGAATATAAAGATATTCCTGAAAAAGCACCTATGAATACTCATGCTTGTTGTAAATATTATAAACAATGTGCATTTATTGCTTTATGTTGTTCTAATGAAGAAGAAAGATTAAGAACAATAAATGAAGATATGATAATTAATGAATGGAACCCATTAAATGATTAGGAGAATATTATGCCCAAAGAGAGAAATATAAAATATTATGAAGATAAATTAGATAGATTACATGCCGAAATTGTTAATAAACAAAAAGAAATTGTTTATATACTAAAAATTTTAGCTAAATTACAAAATAAAAAAGTATTTATTGGTCCATCACAATATGAAGTAACAATTATTGATTATTACATTGCAGATAAACCTGAAAATATTGAACATGCTGATAGTTATTTTGGTTATGAAACTAATTATGATAATGGAGAATTTTATGATGATGAAATAAGAGAATTAAAAGAAGAAGAAACTTTAGTAGATTTATGATTAGCACTATGCAATCTTATAAAAGCGAACTTAGTCCACTCGCTGAATAATTAGTTTTTTAATATGTGATTTTTACTAATTATTCAATCCCGACATAGTGCTAATCACCTCATTAAGGATTAGAACCATGATAAGATTTTTAGAAAAGAAAACTTGTTTAAGTACAAAACAATTTTGTATAACTAAAGATACAAAATTAAAAACATATTTAATTACTTATGTTATTAGTGATGGATGCTTTAGTAAACAATTTACTAATCTAAAAGAAATGTTTAACTTTATAAGGAGTATAATATATAATGGAATTACGAATTGCAGGTGTAGAAGTAAAGAAAATTGAAAATACACAAAAAAGATTAACATTAATGTTGTGGGGTAATCCAGGTGTAGGTAAAACTGTGTTTGCTTCAACAGCACCAGGTAAAAAACTTTGGTTATCTTTTGATCCAGATGGTACTAATTCATTAAATTTTGTACCAGAAAAAGATAATATTGATGTTGTTGATTTAAGTAATGTTAATTATGCAGTAGTTAAACAAGGATGTAATGAAAATTGTTTTGGACTTGAAACTTATTTAAGAGATGATACTTATGATAGTGTTATTTTTGATAGTGCAACAACATATTTAGATTTATGTTTAAAATTAGGTATTGAAGGTATTAAAACAGCAACATTAGCTGTACCAACAATGGCAGGTTATTCAAGAAAGAATAGCTTTTTTAAACAAACTATGATTAATTTAATTAAATTGACAGGTAAATATAATAAACATTTAATTATTATTGCACATGAAGATTCAGGTACAATGGATGAAGTTGGTAATATATTAGAAAAAGCACCAATTATGGGTGGATCTAATAATCAATCTGTTGCAATCATGTTATCTGAAATTTGGTATTTAGGTATGTTTAATGGTAAAAGAAAGATTATGTTCGCACCATTCTCTATATTTAAAAAAATGAAATCAAGAATGGTTGATACTGAACAATGTAGGCAAATTGAATGGAATTATGATTTAGAAAAAGGTGGCCATGGATTAAATACTTGGATAGAACAATGGCAAAAAAGTAATAAAAAGAAAATAATTCCAGAGTAGAGAATACATTAAGTTGTATATATTATTGTGATTTTTGTTTTAATTTTAATTTTAATTTATTTATTTATTGAAAGGAATGTAAAATGAGTGAAGAATTGAACTCTATTATTGAATTTGATGAAGATTTATCTAATGTTGAAGCACCTAAACCGCTTCCTGCAGGTACTTATGATGCAGTTATTGAGTCTGCTGAAACAATGACATCAAATTCTGGTAAACCAATGATTAAAGTTATCTTTAATATTTCTGCAGATCAATATCCTGCAGATTATGTTGATGGTAATCCAGAAGGTACAAAATTAACTCAATATTTGTTAGCAGATAACACAAGCAGAAGTAAATTTGCATTAAAGAGATTTATTTTGGCTATTGGTGCACCGTTATCTAACAAAATTGATGTTACAACCTTTATTGGTTTACCTGCAAAGGTTGAAGTTGGCAATCGTATGTGGCAAGATGTTGAAGTAGCAAACATTGTTCGCGTAATTGCTTAACTTTAATATAGACTTTTGGTAGTTAGTCTATACATGAAAAAGAAACTACCACCTAATTTTATTTGTTTTTAATTTAATTTTATTTGGAGAATTAACATGTCAAATGTTGAAAATACTGAAGTAAAAAAGACAAGACAAAAAGCTGTAAAGAATGTCTTGTTGGAAATTTTGGATGAAAATGGTCAGCCTATGAAAATTTCTGCTGATCGTGTTAAAGTTCTTTGCGAATTTACTAAAATGAGTGATGAACTTTTTGATTTGATTAATCAACATCCGAATTATATTAGATTAAAATTCTAATTAGGTAAAATTTATGTCTAGCTTTATCACAATTAAAAAACCATTTAATCATAAAACTGATAGAATAAGAGGTGTTAAATCAGAAATAACATCTATTAGACTAACTAATTATGAAAAAATGTTATTACTTAAATGTTGTGGTAAGCTAGACATAAAGCCATGTACATTAATTAAATATTGTGTAGTAGAATTTTGTAAAAAATTTAATAAAGAGGAAGAATAATGCAATTTGATGAAAAACAATTACAAGCTATTAAGCTTTGTAGCGATATGAGTAAGCGAATTGTGGCTATTACAGGTGAAGCAGGAACAGGTAAAACAACTATAATTAAAGAAGTATATAAAAACTTTGTAGAGTATATTCATAATAATAAAAGTAAATTTGGTATTAAACCTGATGAACAATATTATATTGAAGATCACATTGTATTAGTTGCACCAACAGGTAAAGCTGCAAAAAGAATTTATGAAGCAACAGGTATTCCTGCTATGACTATTCATAGATTATTAGAATATCCATCACCAGGTGAAATTGATGAAAAAACTGGAAAAGCATTAATAACATCTTTACCTAGAAGATGTAGAGAAAATAGAATAAAACAAAAAATTGTTTTATGTGATGAATATGCTATGGTAAATTATGAATTACATAGAAATTTATTAGATGCTTTACCTAATGGTGGTGTAGTTAGAATGTTTGGAGATTGTAATCAATTAGAGCCGATTGAAGAAAGTAAAGCATTAAAAAATAAACCATCACAATTTCAACAAATGTTGACAAGATTTCCATGTGTTATATTAAATCAAATTCATAGACAAGCTGATGGATCATCTATTATTACAAATTCACATAATATTAATAAAGGTATTATGCCTAAAAGAACTGATGATTTTTGTATAAATTTTACAACAGAATCTCATACACCTACATCAATTATAAATAATTTATTAGAAAAAGATGAGGGTTATTATACACAAAATAAACAAATTATTTCACCATGTAAAACAAGTTGGGTAGGAACACTTAAATTAAATTCTATGATACAAATGAAAAGATTTTCTAAGATTTATAAAGAAGGTTATCCAGTAGAAAGACATAAATGGGATAAAATACAAGATTTTAAGTTATTTATTGGTGATAAAGTTATATTTACTAAAAATAATTATGATTTAGGTGTATTTAATGGTGAAACTGGTATAGTAGTTAGTGCTGATATGTATGGTGATATTACAATAGATTTTGGAGATAAAGTTATTACAATACCACCACAACAAACAATAATCATTTATGGTAAACCAGTTGATTATAATCCACAAAAAGATATTGATTTAGCTTATGTTATAACAACACATAAAGCACAAGGTAGTGAATATAAAGAAATTTCTTATATTATGGATAGAAGTTTAATTTATATGTGCTGTCGTAAAAATTTATATACAGCAGTTACAAGAGCAAAAGAAAAAGTAAATATTATTACTGATTTAAAAACTTTAATGTTTTCTTTAAAGAATATTACTAATCCATTTGCTAATAAGGAGTAGGCCATGAAGATTTATATTATACGAAATGAACATAAAGATATTCAAGATGTTACTATTAATGCAGATAAAGCTATTGAATTAGTAGATAAGAATAAAGATTTTCATTGTGTTACTTATGAAGTAGATGTTACTGATACAGAGTTACGGCCATTGTGTGATTTTGAAAAAAGATATTATAATATAATGAATTATGATAGTATTATTAAGTTTGGTAAATATAAAGGTAAATCTATTGGTGATATTATTAATACTGATAAGAAATATTTAGTCTGGGCAGTAGAAAATAATATCATTGAATTAGATGAAGAATGTCTTAATTTAATTAGTTGTTAGGAGAATAAAATGATTAAATTTAATCCAGAAGATATAACAAGTGAATGGGAATTAAAAAATAAAATAAATAAAGTACATGAATATTTATTTTATAATGCAAATTTACAAACACAATGTGAAAAATATGGTGAAGAACGAACAGAATATTATGATGCTAAAACAGATGAAGATAAATTAAAAGAATTAGCTGATATGTTTATTAGTGCTTGTGGTGTTAAAAGATTTAGTTATGCTATAGGAAATGATTTGTGTGAGAATGTTCTTAAAAACTTTGGTTTTGATAGAAATAAAATATTGTTAGCTGTTTGTGAAAAGATGAATGTATTACAACATAGAGAATGGGAAGAAAATAATGGATATTACAAACACAAAGTATTTGATATTGACACACCGATTAGGGAATCAAAAACCAATAGCAGAGTACATAAGTAAAACTGGTAAAACATTTTATGTATTTATAACAAATGATTATGTAATTAATGCAATTATTGATAAAGTTTACTATACTGATAACATTAGTGATTTAATTAATTTTTTAGGAGATAGTACAGATGGAGTACATTAAAGAATTACAACAAATTGCACAAACTACAGGTCAAATTATTGAATGTGGTTCAGTTGGTGATATAAATAGTGAAATAGCTATTATTGTTGAAAGTCCTAATGATTCAGATATTAAATTAGGTCAACCATTAACTACATCTAATGGTACTATGTTATTTAAAATATTAGAAAGATATGGAATTTATCGTAAAAATGTATATATTACATGTGCTGTTAAAAGAAAAGTTCCAGTAATTTCTGATAAATTTAGAATTGATGGTACAGAATTACAAAATTGGAAAACAATTCTTGATTTAGAGCTATCAAAATTACCTAATTTGAAATATATTTTATGTTTAGGTAAATATAGTTTACAAATTTTTACAAATGAAGTGAATATTGATAACTGGAGAGGAAGTATATTACCATATACTAACAATGTTAATTCAAAAACTTATCAAATTTGTTATACTTATAGTCCATTTATGATATTTAGAGAACCTAAATGGGAAGTTATTTTTAAATTTGATTTATATAAATTTAATTTATTAGTTACTGGTAAATTTGTTCCACATATAATTAAAGCTATTATAAATCCTTCATATAGTGATGCATTAAAATATATCTATAAAATACAAAATGATAAAAAACCATTTGCTTTAGATATTGAAACTATTGGTAATGAAATGTGTTGTATAGGTTTAGCAAATGATATTCATGAAGGAATTTGTATTAATTTTAGAGATATGACTACTAATAGATTTACAGTTCAGCAAGAGATTTTATTAAGAAAAGCTTTATGTAAATTACTTATAGATCCTAATAGTAAAATTGTTACACAAAATGGATCATTTGATGATAGCTGGTTAGGATATAAAGATAGATTTCCTGTATTTAAATCATATTTTGATACATTATTAGCACACCATTGTTTATATCCAAGACAACCACATAATTTAGGTTTCTTAACATCTATTTATACTACACATCCATTTTATAAAGATGATGGTAAAACATGGAGAGAAGGTGGTAATATTAATCAATATTGGGAATATAATGTAAAAGATGTATGTATAACATTAGCTGCATTTTATAAATTAGATAAAGAATTACATGACCAAGGATTAAGTGATTTCTTTTATAATCATATAATGAGAATACAACCACATTTAGTTAATATGTGTGTCCAAGGAGTTAAAATTGATACATCATTAAAAGAAAAAATTGATATTGAGTTAAAAGAAGATATACAAAAAACTAAAAATAAATTTATTGAACAATGTGAAAAAACATTTCCATTAATTCCTTTTGATGCTTTTAATCTTAATTCAGTTAAAGATATGGGTATGTTATTATATGGATTTATGAAATTACCTAATTATCATAATGATAAAAAGAGAGTTGATGAAGAAACAATACAAAATTTCTTAAATAGAGAGGATGTTTCTGAAGAATATAAAGAAATTATGAGAACATATTTACAATATAAGAAAGATGTTAAATTTCATTCTACTTATGTTGAAACAAAAATTGATGAAGATGGTAGAATTAGATGTGAATATAAACAATATGGTACTGTTTCTGCACCAGGTAGATTAAGTTCTACTGCTGTTTTATGGGGAAGTGGTGCAAACTTACAAAATCAACCACAAAGAGCACAACCAATGTTCATTGCTGATGAAGGTTATGGATTATTATACTTTGACTTAAAACAAGCTGAAGCAAAAGTTGTTGCTTATGGTTGGAATGTGAAAAAATTAAAAGAAGCATTTAAAAAGTGTGCAGAAGATCCTAATATGGATGTACATAGAATGAATGCATCAGCAATATTTAAAATACCTTATGATCAAATACCAAGTTATGATAGATTAACTTATGGTAAAACTACAGATGATCCAAATAAAGATGGTGAAATTACATTAAGATTTTTAGGTAAAAAATGTGTTCATGGATTAAACTATCGTATGCAACCTGAAAGATTAAGTATAACAACTGGTATTCCTTTACCTTTAGCAAAAGAAGCTTATGCAAGTTATCATACTGCTTATCCTGAAATTAAACAAGCATGGAATAATACAATTAATGAAGTAAGAAAAACTAAATGCCTATATAATTATATGGGCCGTAGATTATATTTTCTTGAACCATTAACTGATACAAATATGGATAGTATTGTTGCATTTAAACCACAATCAACTATTGGTGATTATGTTGCATCAATTATTGCTGATGTAGAAGAAGATCCAGAGTTTCCAAAAGATAAAGCAAGATGTTTATTAAATATTCATGATGCTTTAATATTCTTATATAAATTAGATGTTGAAGATATTATGATGAAATTAATTTGGAAATATGCAAATAAACCTATTAATATTAATGGTGAAGAAGTTGTTATTGGTATGGATTTTAAGAAAAGTTATCCTGATGAAAAAGGTATTCATAGATGGTCAACATTAAAAGGAGTTGAATATAATGGGGAAAAATAAACATAATAAATTATTTGAACAATCACAAGTAATTATTACATCTGATGTAATTGTAAATATTAGTGATGAAGAATTTAATAAAATCAATAATTTATATCATTTTATTAAAAAAGGTAATCAATACTTTGATAGAAAACGTAACAAAGTTGTAAATACTATACAAAAATCCATGTTTAATGATGGTATTTTGAATAATTTTTCTAAAAATTGGTTAAAAACAGAATTATTTTGTACAAAAAGTCAAACTTTATTAAATATTGTTAAAAATAATCCTTTATTATTTGACATATATAAGTCTTATTGTGATAAAATTAAAAATGAAAAATATTCATTATTTAATTTAGATCAATTAGAGGAATGTATTAATGAAGGATGATATAGAAACAGAGTGTATGAATGAACTTTTTGGTGAGCATCATGAACCAGAAGAATATCCATTTTGGCATAAAGTATCAGAAGAAGAAATACATTGGCAACCTGTATCTAAATTTTCTGGTTATATTGTAGATGATATTTATAAAGATTTACCAAAAGTAAAAGAATTTCATAATAATTATACTAAATTTTGGTTAAAAGAGAGGTAAATATGAGTTATCAAGAACTAATAAAACCAAATACTTTTATATATAATTATATTAATTTTTGTGAGGATTTTAATACTCCAAAAATTTATGATTTTTGGTGTGCTATATTTATATTATCTATGATATGTAATAGGCAAATAAAGATAGATAAACCAAATGATCCTCTTTATCCTAACTTTTTTATAACATTAGTTGGTGATGATATAAACATTCAAAAGCATTTAATAATTAATAGGACCTTAAATATTTTAGATAATATATTAGATTATAATAAAGATAAAATTAATATAATTGATGATAAAATTAGTAGAAAAAATTTAGAAGGTTTATTAACTCAAAAAGCTTTAATAAGTAAGAATACTATTATAGGTGTAATAAATACAGATATTTTAGTATTTTATAATAGTATTGGATTATTAGAATTATTTAGTAATTTATATTCATGCCCAAATGAAAGGAAAACTAATGGATCAATTACAAATACAAATATTGACTATCATAATATCTTTATTTCTACTCTATGCGGTGATAATTCAGAGCATTATGTTAAGAATTTTATTAAAAATATATCAGAGTATAGCTATATTGCAAAATCAATCACAATCTTCTCAAATAAATGTAAGAAAAGGCTTGCTTGGGGTAATGAACAAACAGCAAGAGAAGAACTTATTAAACAAGGAAAAACAATTAAAGAAAATATTGCCAAACATAAAGGAAATGCAACTTTATCAGCCGAAGCCATTAGATACTATAATGAATGGTATAGAAGAAGAAAATACCTAGAAATAAATAATGAAAATATAAAATATTTTTATAATATAGAAAGTGATTTAATACTGAAATTAGCATTAATATTAAATATTAATAATAATTTTGGTATTATTGTTGATAAAATCTCTTTAGATGATATAAAAATATCAATAAAAATAATAAATCTTCTAAAAGATTCATATAGAAAGTTTATTGATTTTAGTATTAATAAAGAAAGTAATGATAAATTAGAAAAAATGATACAAAAATTAATTAATTTTATTCATGCTGTAGGTAATAATGGTATAAGACATAGAGATTTATACAATAAAATGAAATATTATTGTACAATAGAAGAATTTAATTATATAATAAATACACTACATGAATTAAATTGTATAGATAAATTCAAAGATTTTAATACTTCAGCACTATATTATAGAGAAACTGATAAATTATTAGATTTTGATATAAATTTACTTAAATAATTTATCAATAACTTCATCTAAATCTGTTTTACCATAAGCTTCTAAATCATCTTGAATATCATACTGTCTTTTAATTTTACGAAGATAATTATCATAAGGATGTAATGCATCCCAAGCTTCATTATTGTATAATTTATCTAATAAATTTATTGCACCACTATCAACAAATTCATCTCCATAAATAGAGTTAGCAACATTAGTAAATAAATCTAATTTATCTTTAGTATAATTAGCAAACTCTGGATCTAATTCAGTACCAATATTATCAACAAAATCTAAAGGTTCACTATTATTTAATTGTAAATCTGGCCTATCTTTAAAAAATGTTTCATCTATAAAATTATCTAACTCACTCTGTGGAATATTTGGTTCATAATAATTACGTTTTGTATATTGATCTTCTATACTATGAATATCAAATCTAGTATCTCTTGGTGTATTTTTACTTTTAATATATTCATCATAATTTTTACCAGTAGCATCTTCAAATACTCTTTTAAAGCTATCTGAAGGATTATCACCTATATTAAATTGTGATGTAGGTATTTTTCTTTCTTTTATATTAAAATCATAATCAATAAAATCAGAATATTTTGTTGGAGATCTACCTTGTGCTATCTCATCTAAAACTTCTAATGCTTTTTCTAAATTATATCTAGATTTATAATCATAATTAGCATACTTAAATTTAGGATCATTAATATTATTAGCATATTGTTGATAAGTATTATAAATTTTTTCAATATTTTTAGGATCATGTTTAGAATTAGCAATAGTTTTACTTAAATTTGCTTCTAAAGGATCAATTTTTGCAGCATCTTTTGCTGCATATTTTTTAGTATTTTGTAAAATTTTTCTTATAATCTTATCATATTGCATAATAGATCTCCTAATCTAATTCACCAAGAAAATCATCAATTTCATAAGTTTGTGGATCATAATTAGTTCTACTATAAATATCATTTAATCTTTTCCACTTTTCATATTCTGGTAATATTTCTAATTTATTAAAATCTGGTGTACCGGTATGATTAGGATATTTATTTTTATATGCATCAAGCATTTTTTGATAAAGAGCCTGATGATCATCATCAAAATTAGGATAATATTCTTGTAAAAAATTAGTAAAATCTGGTTTTAATTTATTATTTATTTCAGGATCATACATCTCAAAATAACTATCAGAACCAATAGGACCATTACTAAAATTATCTTGTGCATTTTTCATAAGAATATACATTAATAATGGATCATTACCATTATTATTTATTCTTTCATATTCATTAAGAAAATCATCAGCAAATTCATCAGGTACACTAAAATTCATACCTTTAGTATATTTATTATCTAAACCAATATTAGATCTTAATTCTTCATAGGGTATTATATCACCATGAAGTTTAAAATCTTCTAATTCATTTAGTAATTGATTTTTATATGTATTTGGTTTTCTTGGTATTGGGAATGGACTTTTTAAATCCATTAATTTTTTAGCCAATTCAAATTCTTCTGGATTATCTGCATAGTAGTCATCATCTTGAAATTTATACATAATTTTACTCCTTCATAAAACGTTCAAGTGTTGTACCAAAATCTCTACTTAATAATTTATTTAGATCTTCATATAAATCATATTCCATACTAAATAATTCTGCAATACCTTTATTAACATTTTTAGTTTTTAATTTTCTATCAAAATAACCATTAGTTAAATTTTGGCCATTAATAGAACCATTACTATCTATAATTCTACCAGTACGTTTAAATTCATTTAATTTATCATGTAGAGGATTAATTAAATTTCTTTTATAAGTTAAGATATAATTATAGATAATCTTTTGTTCAGGTGTCATTTTATCAGATATTTTACCTAAATCAGCAATTATATTCATCTTATCATAAACATATTTACTTGTTGAATTATATGAAGTAAATTTAGATGAATATAAATTTGTAGGCTTAAATAAATTAGATAAAACTGAAGCAGAAGCATCTTTAATTGCTTGTGTTTTACTTACTTTTGCACCAACATTACCTTCTTCAATAGCATCAGTTAAAATTCTACCTAAAGTATTAAACATAACATTAATACCATTTAATGCATAATTACTTAAAATACCATCTTCTTTAGCAGTTCTAGATAAATCTTGATTAATTGTATCTTTTTTAATATCATTAATACCAAATCTACTATCTAATGGATTAATATTTATCTTTTTACCAGACATTGTGCCAATAACATCTAAACCTGCTAATTCATCAATAAATAATGATCTATTTAATGCTTCCATTAATGGTTCTGTTTGATCAAAATTTGGATCATATATATTATTTTTAGAACCACCAAAAGTAGTATCTAAAATTAAATCAGAAATTTGTTTAACTATTGCTACTTCTTGTTCTAATGGTATAGTTATGTGACGACCATTACCCAATGCATTAACAAAATATAATCTTGATGCCTTATCATAATCACTAATACCATAATAAGCATCTTTATTTTCTTTTGATGAATGGTTCCATGCATAAGTTAATAAAGATGGAATAGCACCTGCAGTAATAAAACTTTGTAAATAAGTATTATCACCTACTTGTTTAATCTGTTGTTTAATTTGATTTAATAAATCTAAATTAGTTTTACTAGGAGATAATAATGTCATAAAATCTTTATTTATATTAGTTAATCCTTTACCAATACCTAAATTTCTTAATTTTGGTGCAAGAGATTGAAATAATACATGGCCATATAAAGCATAATCTTCAATAAATTTACCTACGGCACCAACAGCACCTAAATGTGAACCATGTTTACCCATATTAGCTAAAGATTTACTTAAAGTATCACTAATTTTTATTAATTTATCTAAATCTTTTATCTCATTATTAACTATTGCACCAGATTTTTCACCTAAATATTTAAGCATAGCATAAGATGGTGCTTCTCTTAATGCAGTTTGAATATAATCAATAGTATTTACTAATCTTTTACCTTTTTGTAATGAATTATGATTAATTATTGCTGATCTAATACCTTCACTTAAAGGTGTTTCTTTATTTAATGTATAATAAACACCACTATTAGCATTAAATGGTTTAGATGATATTAATCCTTCATCTTGAACTTTACTAATTAATAAATCATTGTAACGTTTTTGAAAATTATTTAGATTTTCTTTAGCAATATTATCTAAATTACCATCCACCATTTTAGTAAATTCTAATGTAGCTGCTTCTAAACCTTTTTTAGCTTCACCTTGTGCTAAAAGTTCTTTACCAGATTCATATAATTTCTTCATATAACCAACTTTTGTAATATCTTTTGGATCTAAATTAATTTTATTTTGTAGATCTTTAGTTATATGTTTTAATGCAACTAAATTTTCTTCTAAAGTATATATACTAGAAGGAACAGAGAAAGCAGGATTTAACTTACCTGTAATTGTTGATTGTCTAAAATCTTTAGCTTTTTTAACCATTCTACCAATTAAACCAGGTAATTCATTAGAAACTTCAAAAGCTTTTTTAATTATAGGATCTGTTTGAAAATAATAAATTTTATCATTATCAATAAAACTTATTATATCATCAGAATTATTTATTTCTTTTATAGCTTTAGTTATTTTATCTTCTCTTTCACCAAAAGTATTAGCTATAGTATTATCTAACCAATTATCATGATGTTCTCTGTTTAATACACTAGAATAATAATCTCTAGGTTTATTTATTTGATTTGTTTTTAAATCTTCTACACCTAAAGGTCTAACAACAGTAACATCTGTGATTTTCTTAAATGCTTTTCTATTATTTGTACCAACTAATTTTCTAAATTCTTTATCAAATTCATCAGTACCATAAGAATATGTACCACTTTTAGTCATATTATGAAAAAGTTTTACATTTTTATCAATATTTTCATCTAATATTTTATTAGTTCTTTTTGCTTGGTTCTTTATAGCATCAATATAAAAATCTTTAACTCTAGCATTTGATTCAATATCAAGAATTGTACCTTTAAGTGTGTTTTCAAATGTTTCAAGAAAATTAACACCTTCACCAACAACACCAGGAGTTCTAACTTTACTTAAATTACTAACTCTATTTTTATTTTCTACATTATGATATAACATATTTGATAATTTTTCATACCATTTTAAATCTATTTGTTCTTTTCTTGGTTTATAAGACATTAAACCTTGGAAAGTTCTATTCTTTTTAAGATCACTAACAGTATCAGCAGAATATACATTTCTAAATTTAGCATAATCTAACATTTTATTAGTATAATCTTCTAAATCATCTATAATATCTTTAGTAACTGGATTATTTCTTAATATTTTTAATGCTTCTTCTTGTTGTTTAGATAAATCAATTAATGCTTGATTAGTATAATATTGATTTGATAAATCAACATTAATTTTATTAGTAAGTCTTGCATTTAAATATTCATCAGGAGATAAATCAGGTAAATTTTTATCTATTTTATTAAGTAATAATCTATTATATCTATTAGTTTCATCTTGAATAATAGATGCTCTCTCTATAGTTTCTTCTAATAAATCATATAAATTTCTATTAATTGTTTTAAGATTAGCTATTTTTTTATTAAATGTATAAGGACTTGATCTAAATTTAATATCTTTAGTTAATTGACCAGTATTAAATACACTATCTATTTGTGTATTTAAATCTTTAGATAAATCATATAAACTATTCGGTGTTAAAGAACCATTACGTTTCATAATATCAATAACATTTAATCTATCTGCTAAAGAGTTATCTAATTTTTCAGAAAAAGACATACTTTTTCTTACATTATTAGATTTTTTATTAGCATATTTAATTAAATCACCTTCAGGATTAATTGTTTTAGTATTTATAGTATCACTAAATAAACTATTAAATAACTCATCTAATTTATTAGCAGGAGTATTATTAATAGTTTCTTCTAATTTATTTTTATTATATTGATAAACTTTTTTAGCTATTTGACTTCCTGCAAAAATACTACCTAAAACTATACCTGCAGTTGTAGTTAATCCATTAATTGTTCCATCATCATTATGAAAAGGTGAATATTTTTTCCAACCATCAAGATTTGTTTCTTTATTTGGAACACTTAATTTAGTAATTGTATCAGAATTTAATTCATCTACATATTGTTTTTTACCAATTTTTCTTTTATCATTAATTAATGTAATTTCTTTTTCAGGTTTCTTTGTATAATCACCAAAAAATCCCTGACTATTAGTTAATCCTGACATTAATTCATCAAAACCTAAAACTACAGGAGT